TGGACAGCAATGCCGATTGCCTTGCCAAGCTGCGAAGCCTGGTCAGCATTGCCTTCGACAGACGAACCAGAAGCATCCACGTTCACCGTCACATTAGCCCCGCCCATTGCGTTGTTTGGAACGATATTGCCCTTCGCTCCAGGGACAAACAACTCAGGGCCGCGTTCGCCAACCATGTAGGCATTGCCGGGAGCTGTTTGCCCGCCGTTAGCCATGTAACCACCAAAGTTAAGCCCGCCAAGACTGTTGACAGTTTCTGCATCTACAGCAGTGATGTCAATCGTTTGCCCACTGGACATTTTTGGCAGTCCAGCAAACATCCGGGCAACACCAATAGCGATGTACTGGGCAATCATTTGCTTAGCCGTATCCATCAGCATTGATGCAATGCTGCGAAGGAAGTCTGCAAACGCCTGCTCCGCAGTCTTAGTACCTTCAACGACCGCAATTAGACTGTCAAACAGCGAGTCCGTTACTGGAACGGTAACTGCCATAGCGTCTGTAAATCTTGCTTGCGCTATCGCAGCAGCATCGATCGAAGGCTGAAGCTTTTCGTAGGAGTCCCTTACTGCTTCAAGATCTTCTAGCTTGAATTGCTGAGTCAGAATTACATCTGGATCAACCTTCTCATCTCTAAGCTTTTGAAGGCGCTGCTGCAGTTTTCCGATCTGCTCGTTATAAGCTTCAAGCTGTGCAGCTGAACGACCAAGAGTTTGCTCCCGGAAGTCTTCGCTTTCACCAAAGAACCCAAATCCTGCTGTAGAAAGCTCAGCTTTTCTCTCAAAATCCATGCTGCGAATTTGCAACTTGGCGTTGCGCTCTGACTCAAGCTTCAACAACTCACGGTTGTCTTTGATTTCTTGTTCTCGGTTTTGACGCAAGATCTCTGCTTGACGGTTACGCTCCAGTTGCAATTCGGTTGCTCGTTTTTCGAGCTTGACTGCAAGGTCAAATTTTTCGTTGATTCCATCACGAACTTCACCTTCAATCTTCCCGACAAGAGCTTGCTCGCGCTGCAGCTCAAGGGTTTTAAGACGCAGTTTTGACTCCAACTGAAGCCCTGTTTGCCGACGCTCAAAAGATTGCTCTTCAGAGCTTGACATGTCGAGCATTGCAAGCTGCGCTCCACCTAGCTGCTGGAACAACGAAATGGTTGCCTGTTCAAGAGAGGAGACCTCTGCATTGATTGCTCGCTCAACCAGTAACACGTTATTGGCTGAATCAAGACGCGCTCTATCCAAAATTCCGCCATACTCTTTAACTTTGTTTTGCAAACGCAAAACTTCAAGAGTATCTACATTGTCTCGATTTTGTTCTTCCGTTAATGCTTTTTGAGCGTTATCAAAATCGTTTTGCGCTTTTTCAATAGCAAGAGTGCCTTGTGCTGTCGCAAAATCGTCGCGACGAGCCGTAAGACGAGTTCGAACTAAATCAGTTTCTTGCTTTTGAATGCTTTCTTGCTGTCTCAAGACATCTTGCAAAATTTTATTTAGAGTTAAATTTTTACTGGTTTCTCCATTGATTTCTCTGGTGTATTGAGCAATAACAGCATAAAGGCCTTCTCGTTGAGCAAGAAGAGTGTTTAATTCCTTCTCTTCACTCATGGACAAGCGATCCTGCCCCTGCAACTGTTCAATTCTTGGTGCTAATGCAGCTACTTCACCTTCAAAACGACTACGAGCTTTTTCTGCAGGAGTTTGTCCGCCAGTTCCAGTAACTTTTTTAATTGCTTCTAGCAAGCCTTTCAGAGGCCCTGAAATAAAGTCTTGAAGTTGAACTCCAAGCTCTGCCATAACTTGATTAAATTCCTTAGAGGTTCGACCAAGCTCTTGAAACCTTTTTAACGCGCCAGCTCCATAGGCATCTTCAAACGCATTGCGAGCGGCTGTTGCGACTTCAGAGCCTCGTCCCTGAGAAACGAGGAACTCTGCCGTGCCTGCAAAGCCAGGCTGCGTTGATGTTCCTAGCTTTGGAATAAGCTGATTTACATTTTTAGTAAGCTTGTTAAAAACTTCTCCGGTGTTAAGAGCAGCTTGTCCAAGCTTGTCGAGCTGCTGGCCAAGCGCACCACCCAAAACGCTGCCGCCAAAGCCTCCAAAAGCCCCTAACGTTCCACCAATAACTGCTCCTGGACCTCCGCCAAACAACAGCGGAAAGCCAGCCCCTGCAGCAAAGTTAGTGAGAATCCTGCTTGTTCTTCGTTTTTTCTCTCTTTCATCTATTTTTCTTTGCCTTTCAAGTTTTTTGTTTTCTCTGTCTATTGCATCTGCATTTTTTTTGCGGGCTCTAGCCTCTTCTTCTTTGAGTTTTTTCTTGGTGCGTAAGGTTCTGAGCAGATTTGCTCTTCTTTCCAGTTGAGCCTCGCGGTCTTCAAGGCTCATCAAGCCTTTTTGAGCACGTCGTGCATTTTCTGTTGCACGCGCAATGTCGTTTAGTTCTTTTTCGGCTTTTTGTACGACTGCGGTAAACTCATTAAAGACACCTGTACCTTTTTCAGTATTTGCAGCTAGTTCAGAAAACGCACTAATTGTGTCGCGTATTGCTACTTCTGTTTTGCCTACACTTTTTGTCCCTTTATTTATATCCTTTGCCAGTTGAATTACTTTCTTTCTTGCGTCCCCAAGCCTTTCTAGTCGCGCCGCTCCACCAATGTTTGCAAGGTTTAACGGCTTATCGTTTATACGCCTAACAATATCTTCAAGCGCTTTTGCGCCACGAATTGCTCTATCAACAGCGCTTTGACCGTTAAGCCTTAGGTCTAGGTTGATCCCAAAACTAGACACAGCACAACGGCGACCTCACTCAATCCTACCGCCTAGACATTGTTTGCGCTCTGCTGCCAGTCTTGGCATTCTGGATTGCTTTCTCCTCTTGCTCGTTCTTTAACTCAAAGAACGCAGCCCAACCAATCAGCTCTTCTTGTGTCAACGTCTGCGAGAGCTGAGCAACCGTCATGCCCAGCTCCTTCGCTAACGCATAAAGAAAGAACCAATCGCCATTAGCTTTTGAGGTCTGCTTTCGCTTCCTCCACCTTGTTTTCCGTTCCAGAAGCCAGCATTGCAAGCTGAATGTCCTGAAGCACTGCAGCCTCAACAGAGTTCTTCAGCACAGCCTTCTCACCATCCTGGAAAAGACGCTTGCCATCAGCGTCCAACGCCTTACGAATCATCATGCCAAGCGCGAAATCGCTGGCTTCATCAGAGTCAGCAGTCTTTTGAATCGACTCACGCTCAGCAATCGTCAACGGATGCCAGTAGATCTCCAGCACCACTTCCCCATCCTGCTCAACCTGATGCTTATACAGCTGGCTTACACCAAACTTGTTGCGAAGAACTTCTGCAGCCCGCATCGAAGATTTGCGTTTATTCAATACTATACTATGCGGTTGCAGTAAACCCGCAAGAAATCACACCAACAAAGTGTGAGCGATCTTCAATATCCAACGGTGTTGGGCCAACAATGTCCAGCACACGAGGAGAGCTGCTAAACGTATCGGTGTAGCCAGGTGCATTGACTGAAGTCAAGCCGTCAATGACAGACTCGCTAATCGCTGAAAGCACTGCCGTGCCAGCTGATTTGGGCACGTACACATTGCACTGGATTGTGCCTGAATAGTAATCCTGTGCCGCACCTTGATTTTGGATTGTGGACTGCCCAAAGCTGACAGTCATCAAAATGTATTTCTTGGTCTTGCCTGGCGTCGTAAACGCAACGTTGTCGTACTTCATCAACACCGTGTTATCCGCTGTTGCTACAGCATCAGTCACGGCTTTCTCAAAAGCTGCTCTGGCGTTGACTAAGGTCATGACTACAGCTCGCTATAGCCAGTGTAAATCTTGCCAGCTTGCGTGCCAAACGTTCCAATACCTTGCCTACCGCCAACAGAGATCTTGGGCGTGCGCTCTTTAAACGCATCTTCAACCAGCTTTTTCATCTCTGGTCCCTGCACAAACTGCTGAACCTTGCCGCTTTCTAACGCATAGATCGAATACTCAGCCGTGTTGCCGATGTAAACGCGGCGTTTGTAGCTGTAAGCCTTGTCCGGCGGATAGAACCTCGGATCGATCTTGTATTCCTTGCTGGTGGGATCTTGACGTTTTCGCTTCCTGATTCCCGACCACGGAGCAAAGTCTTCAACCTTGTCGTCAGCAACGATTGGAGACGTGTGCGCTTTCCAGCTCGAAGCAAAAAATCCGGTATAGACCGGACTCCGCTTCTTCGTTGCCAAACGACGCATGATCGTGGCGATCAACCTGTTGTAGCTCTGTTGAAGATGTGCCTCAACCTCGTCTTCGATTTGCTTTGCAACGCTCTTAGCCATCAGAACCTCACCAGCAGCTGATACAGATACTCCTGATCACCCTTAAATGTCCGAATGTCCGTGATCTGAGCAACACGGTTAGACCCTGCATACTTCAGCGTTACCGTGTCTTCAAACGTGGGCTGGTTGTCTCCAATTTGATCGGGAGTGATATACAAGCGAGCCTTACGCTCCTCTCGCCCTTCCTCCTCTTCAGCGTCAACAAACTCAACTGGAACGTCGAAGGAGTAAGTCGTATCAGTCGTTGTTAGCGCTCCAGTGCTTGTGTTGTAAGTCGGAGATGCCTTGCGGGTGTACGTGATCGTGTGATCAAACGACTTGCCCAGGTCAGCAACGACCTGCTTAGCAACATTCTTAAAAAGGCTGTCGAGCGCTCCTGCCATCTCAACCCCTCACAACGCGGAGAGAATACGAGCCA